AAGTCCTTTCATTTTTGTGTCTTAATAGACAGATTATAACACACAATTTTCTGTCCACTTTTATAGTATAGCTCCAGCTTGATGGAACATTTTAAAGCTGTACAGAAAAATGTTTCAGGTATGGCTCAAAAAGTACAAACAGCATTTACAGATGGTATTGATACAAGGCTTTTACAAGACGATGTTTGGCAAGATACATTCAATGTTGGAAGTGGTGCTAACATTGTAGCAGCACAGAAAGTTGTAGGAAGTATTCCAATTGATCAAGCAGGGCAAGAACAAGCAAAAACTGAAATACATGCACCAATGACTGTTGTTGTTCGTGAAAATCCATCAGAACGTGAAATTGTTCGTCAACAACAATTACAATGGCAACAAGCTGCATATGATTTTTAGAAAGGAAAGAATATGGCCAAACTTCCTAATGTGGAAATATCTTATAAAAATACTTTAAATCAAGAAATAAAGATGGACCGCTTTGGTCCTTTTTATCTGACAAGTTATGAGGGGTTTGGATCACCCGAAAATGAAATAAACTCACAAAAAATATTTGGTAAAAGTGGTCAAAGAAAAACATCCAGCTCACTTGCTTATCGGGATATGTCTGTAGGTCTCGCAATTAAAGAAGAAAGCTTTGAATCTTTAAAAGATAAAGAACATCAAGTTATGGCAATTATTAATCCAGAACTTGCAGGAACTTTATTTATTCGAATTGATAAAAACTTATACAGCATAGATGCTGAAGCTATAAAAGGCTATGAAGGTAGCAAAGATAGTAGTGCTTCAACTTCATCATCTATCATGCAATTTAGAGCTTTAGATCCAGAGTGGCGTGATGAAAATGTTAGAAACAAATCAATACCGCTCTCAACAAATGATAATAAACTTAAATTCCCATTATCAATTACTCCTGATTTTGCTTTTGCAACAATTTCACCAGGACAAATTGTAAAAATTTTGAATAAAGGAGACTTTGTTGTTGGGTTTGAATTAAATATTCAATGCAATGCTGAAGTCACTAATCCTCGAATTTACAATGTAGTCACGCAAGAATTCTTTGGTTGGACAGGAACTTTTGATGCTGGAACAGTGATTTATTTGTCCACAATTCATGGAAAAAAGAAAACCTGGTATCAAGATGATACTGATCCAGAAGCAACAAATGCAATGGGAACTCGTATGGCTGGTTCATCTTTCTTTGGATTGGATAATATAGAAGCAAACAATCTTGTAGTGCAAGCAGATATAGGTGAGGAGAATATTCTTGCAACTATCTCCTTCACTCCATTGATAATTGGGGTTTAATTATGGATATTGAAGTATTTAAACGTGTAGGAACAAGCGGATTTACATTTGAATCCGCAGGTATTATAGATACTTTTGATTCTTTAACTGTGAACTGGAGGTATTATACATATTCTCAGTTTTCTTTAAAAATATTGCTTGAAGATGTTCAGAAAGTTATTTATTCCAATGATGAGGAATCAATAGAAAAAAGAAATATCCTTACATCACTTTATACTGCAGACAATATTCTAAACATTAATAATGTTTATTTCTATATTGATCGTGTAACTTGTGATGATTCCACAAAAGGGAGTTTAGTTGTTTCTGGGAAGTCTTTAAGAGCGAAAGCCTTAAAACGTATTGTATACCGCATATATCACCAGACGAAGAAACCAGAGCAAATTATTTATGACCACCTTAACAATGAAGTAGTTAATCCAAGCCAAGCAAATCGCAAAATACAATATCTTTCAATTGCAGCGCCAGCAGCACTTTCAACAACAAATGTTGACTATCAAAAATCTTATGGAGTTGTATCTGATGAAGTGGATAATCTTTGCTCTACTTATGATATTGGTATTAGAGAAGTAGGTACAAACTTACAAACACCCCACAATAAGCTTGAAATTGTAAAGGGCCGTGATTTATCGGACATCGTGGAATTTAATGTTGACTTTGACAACTTGCTTTCAGAAAGTTATGAGTCCTCTAATTTTGATGAAGCTACGATGGCATGGGTGTTTGGAGAAGGAGAAGGAACTGCACGTATCAATGTCAAATTGAATGATACTCTTTCAGGTTTAGAACGAGAAGAAATTTATGTTGATGCACGAGATATTCAAAAACAAACGCAAGATGGTAATGGCAAAGATATTACTTTAACAGATGCTCAATATAAAGCAGCATTAACAAGTCGAGGCATTTCTAAGCTAGCAGAACAAGAAGCTATTTTGACATTAAATGGTGACATAGATTTGGAAACAGAACTGTTTATGGCAAAGATTACCAGCTGGGGGACCGTGTACGCTTTACAAGTAAACTTTTCAATGTAACAAAAACATCTGTCTTGGCAGGTATTGACGAAACATGGGACGAGGCAGGGCATCATATGTCTCCATTGTGGGATAAAGAAAGCCCAACTGTATTTGATATTATAAGAAGGAGATTAAACAAATGACACAATATAGTTTTCCGTGGAATGACGTCAACGGAGACCGACTTTATGATGCAGATGACTTTATGAGATTCTTTGCAGCATTTCTTAAAACAGGGGTTGTCATGTCATTCAAGGATGGATTGCGTGTACGATCTGCACAGAACGGTATGAATATTCAAGTTGGGGGAGGTTCTGCTGTTATTGGAGGAGGTTCGTACTTAAACGATGAAAATATTGCAATTCAAGTTAATGTTGCTTCATCAGTGCAAAATCGTACAGATTCAGTTGTTTTACGTATGGATAAGAATGCTCGAGACACATATCTTTACTATAAACCAAGTGACACAACGGTTGTTCGCAATGATATCTTGTTTGAACTTCAACTTGCAACCATATCTGTGAAGATGAATGCAACACAAATTACCGATGCGGATATTACAGATATGCGTAGTGATTCAACTGTTTGTGGTTGGTCTACTCCATTTGACAACATCAATGTGGATGGAATTGTAGATCAGTATACAAGCATATTTGAGCAGGCTGATTCAGATTTTAAATCATGGTTTCAGAATTTAAAAAATCAATTGGATGATAATCAAGCAGCAAATCTACAAAATCAGATTGATACTATAAATGGTGTTATTGTTCAAAAAAATATCCCAGATGGTGCAAATCTTGATGAATATAAATCAGAAGGAGAATTTTCAAAGAAAACACCAACTATAGTTGTTGGAGCACCAGAAGGTGTAACTGGGGCTTTTCGTTTATCTGTTAGAACAATGATAGGTTCAAGCGGAATTTTCCAAACACTTTATGATTATGTGACACGATCAATGTATTATCGTATTGGAAATACAACGTTAGGATTTAATCTTCCATGGAAGAGGGTTGCGACTACAGATGATATTAAAGAGCTTACGGCAGGAGATACTGATGGATTCTTACCATTAACCATGGATAAGGGATTCACAGCTAATCAAGCTGAATATTGTATCAAAAATGGTTGGATTTACATTACGGTTCAAGGTGCTAGACCAAATTCAACGGTTACTGGTGAAAGCTACTACACCTTCTTAACATTGCCAGCGGAAATTACTGCTCATATCACCCATAATGAAGGTTTTATGTGGAGTAACTTCCAGGGGGGAGGTACAACTTACTCAGGGGGTATTCTAAGCAATGGCCAAGTACAATTGTATCTATCACCGAAAACTAACTCTCTTGCAAGTAACCATAGATTTAGTTTTAACATGACAATACCACTAAGAAAAACTAAATAAAAAAAAGGAGAAAATAAAAAATTGGAAGAAATGTTTAGACATGCTTGGATATTATTCATGGATGTCTTAGAAAACTGGTCAGCATTGGTTATTGTGTCATTAATGTTAAGTTGGCTCTATCGTAGATTCACGAAGCGGCAGCAGTGTCAACTTAAAGATATTCAAATGCATATTAAACGTATCGAACTACTTCAAGCGATCAATCATGATTATGGGTTACAAGTTGTAGGTGGGATATTTGATGAATATGAAGCGTTGGGCGGTAATCATTACGCACATGATCAATTTGAACAATATAAAAAAAATAAAATGGAGGAAAGATAATGTTTACTAAACTATTTTTTAAAGATACTGCAGAACGTGCAGTAAAGACATTTGCGCAGTCAATGGTTGCGGTAATGACTGCGGGAGCTACAGGTGTACTTGATGTAGATTGGGTTAATGCACTGAGTGTATCACTATTAGCCACACTTGTTTCAGTGCTTACATCAATTGGAAGTGGGACAGTTGGCGATCAATCAGCAAGTGCAATCAATCTGAACAAGGAGAATAAATGATAAGTTTAGGACTATGGGGGCTGTTCATGTTCTTATTCTTAGGCGTCGTTATCTTTACTGAAAAAATAAAGGAGAAAAAGAAATGAGTAAAATTTATGATCTAGCGGTTGCAAAACTTGGACAAGTAGTAGACTTTGATGGGATGTACGGTGGACAATGTGCAGACCTTTCTACATATGTAGTCTATTGGGCCACAGGGGCACGTATTACAGGCAATGCGATTAATACGGTTGATGTTAATAATATTAATGCTATTAAAGCTAAAGGAGTGACACCACAAGTATTTATGGCTTCTGGTGGCTACTATCCCATTATTCCTCAAAAAGGGGATATCTTGGTAGAAAATCCAAATAATGGTGGATATGGTCATGTTTTAATTGTAGAGTCAGCAACAGCTACTACAGTAACAGCCATTGAACAAAACTATGATGGATCAGCTCAAACAGCAAGTGCTAAAGGTGTGGAACGTCGCACACGTGCTTATCTGACACCGTATGCAATCTTACGCATTCCAGATGCAAGTACACCGTTTCCCAGCGGACAAGGTGCGGGAACTTATAAAGTTACTGCATCGGCACTTAATGTACGTGATTATCCATCAACCAAGAAGGGTAAAGTGGTTGCTGCTTACAGCCTTGGGCAAAGCGTAAATATCTCTGAAGTAATTACTAGCGAAGGCATGAAGTGGGGAACATATACATCCTACAGTGGTGCGAAACGATATATTAGCATGGATTATTTGAAGAAATAAAAAAGAATGTCTGGTCAATTGACCGGGCTTTTTTGATTACTTTTAATTATCATGGTATAATGTGTATGAAAAATAAATTCTTTATCATTAACACTTAGCCCCTTCACGCTA